AAAAGACTAAATACTCCTAAGAAGTAATTCTAGGAGGATTTATTGTCTAAGGCATCAGATGATCACGAATTATCGGTTAAAGATAGCATTAACAATATGAAAATTAAAGGTCTTACAGCAACAAGACCTCCTGGTGATGTTAGATATTCCGATATTAAATTAGTATATAAAAAAGGTAATACCTCAGCCAAAACTGCTTGGGTTGAGGTTAAAATGAATCACACTGACAACTTAGGAAATATTAGAGTTGCGTGGGATGGTGTAAGATGGTCAGCCTCAGAAAGAGGTGGAATCACTCCTCTAAAGGCTTTTATGGCAACTCTACTTAATAGCGGTAGAGGTAAAACACAAGCGGATAAATTTCTAACCGACCTTGCTAAATTTGTTGGTGCTAAAAACAAGAATCAAATAAAAGTACCTACAACCGAAGGCGGATTAAAAGATCCCAAAGCAGTTTCTCCTGAACAAATGCAAGAGTTTTTGAAAACTCGTAAATCACAATACTTCATTGATGTTGATAATGTTGACTTGGGTAAGTTGGTAACAAAACATTATAATGAAGGTAAAGCCGAACCAGTTGCGTATATGCAAGCTGGTAATGACTTCTTTATGGTTGGCACACTTGACACTTTTAATATAAAAAATAAACACAGTGATATCCCTTTCGTCAAAGGAAAAGGAATGTTTAGAATGAGAATCGGTTTCAGAACTAAGTTCTATGAGGTTCAACCAGAAATTAAAATTAAAAGCATGGGTGAGAGTGATTATTCACTTATTGATCCTAAAAAGAAAAACCCATTCAAAGGATTATAATGATTAGACTATCGGACTTTTTAACAGAAGCAGCGGCTGAAAAAGACAGACACCTTACACACATTGAAGATGCTGTATTGGAAGGTGGCGTGGCAGGCACCCGCAATGCTATCGAGTTTCTTCGTTCATTAAGAGATATGTTTGCTGACGATGGACAAACATTAGCCGAAGCAAGAGGCGGTCTTATTCTAAGGACAAAGTTTGATGGAGCACCTGCCATTTATGCTGGTATCAATCCAGAAAACGGTAAGTTCTTTGTTGGTTCTAAGTCTATCTTTGCCAAGAATGCTAAACTAAACTATACCGAAGCTGATGTTCGTGCTAATCATCAAGGCGGTCTAGCAGAGAAACTATCGGCCGCACTAAAATATTTGCCAGAACTAGGCATTACAGGTATCGTTCATGGTGACTTTATGTTTTCTCATAGTGAGTTAAAGAACGAAACTATTGATGGTAAAAAGTATATCACATTTCGTCCTAACACTATTACATATGCTGTTCCTGCCGACTCTAAGATAGCACAACAAGTAAAAGCAGCCAAGATTGGTATTGTTTTCCATACATCATATCATGGCAAGACAATGCAAACATTACAAACACATTTTGATATCAATGTAAATAATTTCAGACCATCACGTAATGTGTGGTATCGTTCCAATAAGTTCATTGATGTTACTGGTCGTGCCACATTGACAAAGGCGGAGAATGCTAAACTCACCGGTGTATTGTCGCAAATAGGCTCTGTATTCAGAACAATACCTGCTGGACTATTAAATCAAATTGCCACCAGTGAAACATATAAAGTTCATATGATGACATTCTATAATCAGAAAGTTCGTGCAGGTGAGCATATGGGCGCTGGATATGTCTCGCAATTAATTAAGTGGGTAGGAGATAAATATCAAAAAGGTATTGATGATGCCAAGATGCCAGCGACTAAAGCAAAGCGCAAGGCAGAAAGAGATATCATTCTTCGTTGGTATCGTCAAAATGCTTCCGAACTTAAAAAGATATTTCAGTTACAGAATTTGTTCATTGATGCCAAGATGTTATTGATTGCCAAGTTTAATCAGGTCAATGACCTTGGTACATTTCTACATACACCTGATGGTGGTTATAAAGTCACAACTCCAGAAGGATATGTAGCAGCATGGTCATCTGGTGGTGATGCTGTTAAACTCGTGGATCGTATGGAGTTCAGCCGAGCAAACTTCCTAGCCGTCAAGAATTGGGGTAAGTAATGTCTGACGAAAAGAAAAAGCCTGTACCTGTTATTAGCACAATCAAAAAGATTGTTAAAGAAGCCAGAAAGAAAAAGTTATATAAATAACAAATAAAATACCGCAGAGGTAAAATGAAAAAGATTGTATTCACATTTGGGCGCTATAACCCACCTACTACAGGACATGCCGAGTTAATTAATTATACGGTATCACTAGCACGAAAAACTGGTGCTGATCATCGTATCTATACCTCGCAGTCACAAGATCCATCCAAAAATCCACTAGCGCCTAGACAGAAGATAGCATTTCTTCGTCAGATATTTCCTGGCGTAAACTTTGTGGAAGACTCTTCCATGAGAACGGCATTTGCTATTTGTAAGAAACTATCCGATGAAGGATACGAAGACGTTACCTTTGTTGTTGGGTCTGACCGTGTGGATGAGTTTAAAACACAACTTGGCAAGTATGTAAAGCCTAAGACAGCAAAAGATTTCAATCCTAAAATTCATTATCCATTTAAAAAGTTTCAGGTTGTATCATCTGGTTCTCGTAAGAAAGGTATCTCTGGTACCGATCTTCGTAATGCTGTTCGTAAGGGCGACTTTGCTACATTTGCTAGAGCATCAGCAGCAAGAGATAAAGCATTGGCTAAAAAGATATACGCTACCACAAAAGCACAGTTAAATGAAGAAATGACTCGCAAGGAGTTTGATTCACATCTGAAACGTTTTATTGATTTCACCTGCCAGAAACTTAACATCAAGGAAGTTCCAGGTCTAAAATATAAAGAACCAACAGATCAAGGCGAACAGCCATCATTTGCAGCATATTCACCTTGTGATAAAGAAGTCATTATCATGACCAAGAACCGTCATCCAATGGATGTGTTTAGATCAGTCGCACATGAGTTGGTTCATCATAAGCAAAATGAAGACGGTAAACTTGGCAAAGATGTTGCTAAGGAAGGTGCTACAGGTTCACCAATAGAAGACGAAGCAAACTATATGGCAGGAAGAGTTATGCGCTGGTTCGGCAAAGCAAATCCAGATATGTTTGGCAAGTCATATGTTATTGAGAGCAAGGCTATTATTCTTGGTGGTGTGCCAGGTTCTGGTAAAGATAAGATCCTGAAAGAAGCAATTCTACCACATGGCTTCAGAGAGATATCTGACAATAAGTTTTCCATCAAAGAGTGTGATGGTGATAATCTTGTTGTTAACGGTACTATGTCAGACTATGAAGCAACAAAGCAAATCAAAAACATTCTAGAGAGTGCTGGCTATAGAACAATTATGGTGTTTGTGAATACTAGCAACAATGTATCTAAACAGCGTAATGAAGCAAGAGCGGTGACCGGTGGTCGTGTTATTGCTGAAGATGTTAGATATGACAAGTGGCGCAAGGCACAGTTCAATTTAAACCGTTATGATCAATTGTTTGAAAAGGTAATTGAGGTAACAAATGACCTTGATGCCAATACAATCAAAGAAACATACGATCAGTTTGTTAAGTCTATCTCTAAGGAGATTGGTGAGTTTGTCATCAATGAATCCGATCGTCGCTTTGAACAAATGCTGGAGAACTATTCTGATTTCTCGCCAAAACCAAAGAACAATCCTGTTGGTGGTGCAGGTAATTGGGGCACACCTAAACTAACAGACAGATATAAGAAAGACACGCCAGGTCAAGAGCCAGGTAAGAAAAGAGATATGGGTTACTATGAACCCAAGGTGTTTGGTAATTTGCCACTCAAAGGTGATAGACTCGGTGCAACATTTACCTCAGCCAAGAATCCATCATTTGTTGGTGATATTACAGGCGATGTAAATCCATTTGTTACACCAGAGCCAATGCAGTTGTGGTCACCTATTGATAGATGGATGATGAAAGAAGAGACACGCAAGAAATTCAAAGAGAAGTATGGAAAATTAGCCGAGCAAAAGATGAAAGAAACGGCTGAAAAAGTTCGCAAAGAAAGCCTTGTTGATCCATATATGGGTTCTATGGGTGCTACGCCAAATACCATGAATCAAGATGAAGTTAAACCTGATATCAATTCCGAATTTGAAAAAATGAGTTTGTTTGGCAAAAGAAAATCAAAGAAAACTAAATAAGTATATCACTATATTATAGTTTAAGAAACAAAGGAACCAGTAAATGTTTAACAATAGATTTAATTCAACAAAGAAGGATCCGCTTGTAGAAGCAGTCCAGATCGCCATGCAGGATGGCGAGATTCGTCGTCAAGCCGAGGCTCTTGTTAATGAAGCATTCGGAGTATATAATCGTAATGCTGTTGTTAGGGAAGAACTAGCAGCGTATGATGCTGCTATTGAAGAAGCATATAGATGTGTGAAAGAGGGCAATAAAGAAAATAAAGAAAAGAAAAGAGATGTTGAAGCATCTACAGGCGCAGCGTATAAAAAAATGGGATTTGATGGTAGAGGATCAAAAGGTCGTCATCCTGAGAATAAAAGACATGATGATATTGGTCTTGGTAGAAAAGTTATGAAGTTTGGTGAAGGCAATGATGGCAATCTTGCTAACAACTATCCTCCATATGATAAGGTTACCAGAGGCGATGTTATTGCTGGTGCCACTGGTAAAGACCAGATGGGCGGTAAGAAAAAGAAGATGGAAGAGGAAGAGCAGATTGATGAAATCAAAGTCAGCACAGCATATTCATACGCTGGCAAGAAGATGGAAAAAGAACGCAAAGGATTACTTCCAGGTGATCGCAATCCTATCAGCAAGACAGAATTGAAGAATATGACAAATGCTGCTAATCGCACCGATAAAGATTATTATAAGAAGCGTGGATTCAAGAAGATGGAAGAAGGCACTGCCGAGGCAGAGACATCCATGAATGTAACAAGAGACAACAAGCCATCAACACCAGCACAGACCAATGCTGCTACATCTGGTCCATCCGCTGCTGATAAGGCCGCTCTAACATCCAAGATTTCTACAATGAAAGAGGCAGCATATTCAGCAAAGGCGGCCCGTGCTGGTAAGGATATCGGAAAGCCAGGCAAGATGTTCTCTAAGATTGCTGCTAAGGCTGGTAAGAAGTATGGATCCGAAGAGCGTGGCAAAGCCGTTGCTGGTGCTATTCTAAAGCGTATTCGTGCCAAGCACATGAAGGAAGATTCGTCTTTTAATTCCGCACAGGCAACTGGTAAGTCGGTCAATGAGGCTCCTATTGCAATGCCTCCGGCTGTTCAACAACCAGCACCCGCTGTAAGAGGACCTGCTGCAAGATTACAAGGTACTAAATTTTATCGTGGCGTAAATGCTTCTACATCAGGACGTGGATCAGCACGATTTGTCGCTCCACAGACTGCTAGAGTTGCGCCTCCACCAGCTAAAACAGGATCATCGGTAGTTCCTTCTGGTAACAGAATGCCAACTGCTGGCGGATCTACAAGTGCAAGTAGATCACTAACAACAGGCGCATCAAGAAGTGTAACAGCAGCACCAAAGGCAACTGCTTCTGGTGGTAGTGGATTCACATACTCTAGACTAGGCGACCGTGAGATTGGTGCAGCGGCCGGTGGTGCTAGAGGATTAGCCAGAAGCGTCGCTAGAGTTGCTTCTCGTGTCGTAGGTCCGGCGTCTGCTGTTGCTGACATTGTTACACCATCAGGTAAAACTGAACCAGGTAATCCTGTATTCCGTAAAACCGATACTGGTAAAACATCTGTAGCAGGGTATCGTTCTGCAACTACACCAAGAGCAGGCACCACCGATACTAATACCACAAGTAGAATGGTTGGTGATATGTCTAGAAGAAGTGGTATGGCACCTTCTGTTAGAAATCAAGAATTGCCAAAAAGCATTTCTCCTGTTACAACAAAAGAACCTGGAACATTATCTGCTCCTGCTCAGAAGGCTGCCGAGCCTGCCGCAGCGAAGCCAACATTCAGTCAGGCATTTGCTGCTGCTCGTAAAGAAGCAAAAGGATCAAGAGGACAGTTTGAATTTGGTGGTAAGAAATTCCAAACTAATCTTGCACCAGCAAAGGGAACAGAAAAGTTTATTGCTCCAACTAAGCAATCTGCAACCTCTGTCAAGGTGACTAATCCAACTACACCAAAGTCAGTAAGTGCTCCGCTTCCTCCTTCAAGACCAGCGGATCTAGATACAACAAGTGCAACTGCGCCCGCTGGTGGAGCAACAACGGCAGCCCGTTCTACACCAAAGGCAGAGCCTGGTGGTCAGGGTCCTGTTGCATCACCAACACCAGCGACACCAAAAGATACAACGCAGGCTGCTCCACAGGCTGCTCCGACTGTAACAGCTAAGTCAGATAAGCCGGAAGTATCGTCTGCTTTGAAGGATAAAATTAGTCCCGAAAATCTTGGTTCTAATCCCGCAAATCTTGTAAATAAAGATGTGACTAAAGGTAGAGAACCTAAACCAATGAATGAATCTGTAGTGAATGTTGGTGGAAATAAATACAGGATTGTATAATGAAAAAGAAATACACTGTAAGAGAGGACCGCAAAAGGGTCCTCTCTAAAGCAAAAGCAATTAAAGCAAATCAAACAGAGACAGGCAAACCTGCTGATCCCGTAGAGTTGGATCCAGCAAAACAAGGTATGCAAAACACGTCTCTAACAAACTAAAAGGAAAACTAAAATGCCACTATGGGGTAATAAAGACAACGCTGCCAATTCAGACATTGCAGCAGTAATTCAATATAGAAAAGGCGTAACAGCCGCTAATCAGTCTTCACTTTATAAGAATGTCACAGCAAATGATTTCGTAACAAATGAAATTGTTGGCCAGTTTGCTGTTGATACACAAGAAATGGCCGCTACGGCCCCTGGTCGTGCAAAGCCTCCGCATTCTGGTTGGGTTCTTCGTAAAGAAGGAACTGGCCTTCGTGCTGGTCGTGTAACATATGAAGTTCTAGTTGCTACAGGTTCAATTGCAACAGACGGAACCGATGATACATACTTCCCTGACTATCGTATCGTAATTGGCACCCAGCCAACAAACGCAAACGGTGCAGGCAACGTAACACTAACAGTTGCAGCCACATCTGTTCCATCAGGTGCTACACTATCCTACGCATGGCAGCGTAATGCTGGTGCAGGTTGGGTTTCCGTTCCAAACACAGCCGGTCTGTATTTCAACAATACATCACCAACTCTTACTGCAAATGCCGCTGTTGCAACTGGCAATACTTTCCGTGTTCTAGTTTCCGCAACAGGTGCAAACACCGTAACATCAGCAAACGCCGCTGTAACAACACCATAAGGAGAGTTAAATGAAAACTTTCCGTGAACATCTAAACGAAGAAGTCAAAATCGGTGCCCTCGCTAGTGGGGGCATCGACATTGAACGTGATGCTGTTAGAGATGAAATCAACGGCATTCTGTCTGCTATTGCTGTCAGACCTTGTGTTACACCTTACGCTTCTCTAAACAAGATTCGTAAGGCTCTTGCTTATTTCAGTATCTTTCTACCAAAGAAAGTTTACCTAGAAGGTAGACATGGTATTGAGGTGTGGGAAATCAGTCAGTTTGGTGACAAGATGGGGTTCACTGATCAAGGTGAATGGATCAAGCATGTGCCTTGTAAGTATTATCTTTTCTTCCACTATCATCGCATTGGCTCTATGTATTATCTAGAAGCCAAGATTGTTGATGAAAAAGAACTAGAATCCAAGGTTAGCACAACTGAAAAAATGTTTGCCGAGGAAATGGATGCTTCTATGAGGCAGGAACTCGCCAAGGCAAAAGCACCTAAAGAAGATCCACATACTGCTCTAGGTGATTGTAATTGCAGTCAAGGTGACTCACCAAGCACCAAGTCTGCTGTCAAAGTTTCTATGAAGAAGATTGAAGAAGAAATGTCTCATGGTGCGAGAGAGTTGGCAACATATGCTGATAATCATGCCCAGCTACATCGTTCAAGTCATCAACCAATCGTAAAGAACCTGCAACGCAAACATGCTAAGGGAACTTATGATCACGGTAAGGCAGAAAAACTTTGGGGATATCATGCAAAAAGAGCATCCGACGCATATCATAAAGAGCATGGTCATAAGTTCTCTGTAGGTGAACGTAAAGAAGCCGCAAAGCACATGGCCGCTTCTGCTAGAGATGATCATGGTTTTGGTACTGTTAAGGAAGGTCGTATGCCTGCTTCTGTTATCAAGCATAAGCAGAAACTTGCTGGCATGACACCAGAAGAAAAGAAAAAGCACTTTGCTGGTAAGTCAGAAGAAGAACTAAAGTCCATGGCTCGTCGTCATGGATATGGTAAGGACTCTGACGAATATTCCAAGCATGTCACTAAGATGGAAGAAGAAAGAAAGAATGATCTTAGAGGTGCTTGCTGGAAAGGTTATACAGCAAAGGGACTAAAGAAGAAGGGTAACCGTATGGTTCCTAATTGTGTTCCTGTTGAAGAAAAACTCACCAAGGATATGTCTGCTGGTGATGTTATCTCTGACTTTGTTCATTCAAAAGATCCAAAGTTAGAAGGCAAGTCTAAGAAGATGCGTCAAAAGATGGCTCTAGGTGCTTATTATGGTATGCATCCTGAGAAGTCTAAAAAGATTGACGAAGATGTCTATGCCATGAGAAAGATGAAACAAAAGATGGCAACAAAGATTAGACATGCCTTAGGTGGTGAAAGAGATGCTCAGACAATTATGGTGAAGAATAAAAATGATCCCAGTGCTAGACCGCACCGTGTTAAGAAAGACAAATACGATCCGTCAAAGCACCAAAAAGTATAATAATATGTTATGTTTGATTTAAATGATGGGAATTTTTTGATATATGCTGCCAAATGTTATGATCGTCCTCACATTCTCCAATCAGAGTTTGAGGACGATCTAAAACGCATAAAGTATATCAAAAGGTTATTGCGTAAGTATAAACAAACAGGTGAGTTCAAAGAACGTCTAATACTAAATCATGTTATAGTTCTTGGTAATGTCTTTGGTGTAGAAGCAGCAGTCAACATGCTTTTCCACAAAGTAGATCGTGACGACTATCCACAACTCAAAACAATTTTAATATATCTCAACTACTTACCCACACATTTAAAAGTTACGTTTGATAAATACTACGTTAGACAAGAAGAGATTCCTGTAGATTTATCAATAGCAGACATATTGAGGAAGTTATGATTAACGAAGATGCTCCAACAAACAATATCGGTTCTGGTGCCATTGCGGGCGCAGGTATCGGTCCAATGGGCGAGCCTGGTGTTTCCGTCAAAGCACAAAGAAAAAGACAGCGTAATGAGAAGTCAACTCCTACACCAGTAATCATCAATATGTTAAGACGCAAGGCACCAAATCCTATTGCAGAAGAATTTAATACATTTGCTGGTGCTATTGTTTTTGAAGTATCTAGTACCACATTTCATAATGCTAGAACAGAGAAGCGCAAGGGTAAGCACTGGCGCACCTATCTAGATGAATGTGATGAACTGGCAGAGATTAGAGAATATGCAAATAAAAATCCCGGAAAACCAATAGTTCTACAGAATAGAAATACAAATGAAATGTGTTATGTAAGATATGGAAAGGCAAGATAATAATGGCAACATTTAAGGAAGCATTTGCTGCTGCAAGAAAAGCAGGCAAAGATAAATTCATTTATGATGGTAAAGTTTATACAACCGAAGTTGCGGTCAAAGACGCCGACGAAACTAAGTTCGTTGATGTTACTAACACTATCGCCGGCGCTAAAGTTATCACAGTAGGCAAACTAAAGAAGAATGTTTGGCCTCTACAGTCAGAACTAAGAAAGAAGTTTGGCACACCAGATTATGGTGGTGCCTTTAGAAAGAATATGGTTCAAGTGAACCTACCATATACCATGTGGATGGATGACATTAAAATTACAAAGACATGGATGAATAGAATTTGTGCCGATTCTCTTGTTCGTGTTCTTACATATGTATGGGACGAGAATGGTAGAGACTATGATAAGATTAAAGCACAACAGTTGCATGTATTTTCGGGTACATGGAACATTCGCAACATGCGTGGTGGATCATCTTTATCAACTCACGCTTATGGCCTCTCTATTGATATCGCTGCACCATGGAATGCTCTGGGTAAGAAACCAGGATATAATAAGCATTCGTTCACAGACAATTCTCTAATCGTCAAAGCATTCAAAGAAGAAGGATGGATTTGGGGTGGAGATTGGGAGCGTCGTCCGGACGGTATGCATTTTCAAGCAGCAAGAACTGGTTAACTTGTAAATATAGCCAAAAGGAAGAAAGGAATGGAACTAACAATGTCAGATAACGACACCAACGACCTTAACGATGCTGTTGGTGAAATCGTCACAAGAAATGTTCCTCAGTTCATCACCGCCATCATAGCAGTATTTGGATTAGTTGCGGCATATTTTATGACTATTGGTGACATGAAGGTCAAGGACGCCGAAATACAACAAAAGGTGACCTACCTAGAACAAAAGGTAGATCGCATAGAAACAACTATGGATGTTATCAAGAATAAACTTGATTCTCGTATTCCTGTGGTAGATAATGATCGTCAGGACCTTCGTAAGGAAATAGACAGCCTTAGAGAAGTTCTACAACAAATGAGGCCAATGCTTAGAAAATGACTTGACAACTGGTCAAGAATGTTATATTATGCTTTTTCATTATGTCCAGGTGAATCATGTCCGTATATGTAGATAAGAAATATATTTCTCTCCTCGCTCCTAAACTCCAGCAGTTCAAGCAGCGGGGAGAATTTTTATGGAACTTCCGTTGTCCCGTATGTGGAGACTCCCAGAAGAATAAGATCAAGACCCGTGGTTACCTTTACAAGCGAAAGGAACACTTTGGGTTTATGTGCCATAACTGTGGCAGTTCTATGTCTTTGCAGAAGTTTATCAAGTATGTTGATCCACATTTGTATTCCGAGTATCAGTTGGAATCATTTGTTCAGTCTAACACTACAACAAAAGTGGATGTAAATGAGTTTGTGACAAAGCCGACGTTTGAAAGCAAACCAAAAACTATTCTATATACTGATGCCCAGCGTCTTACAGGTCTAAATCCGTATCATAATGCCAGAAAGTATCTAGAAGATAGAAAGGTTCCGATTGAAGACCTTTTTTATGTTGATGACTTTGCAAAGTTTGTTCGTGATCTATTTCCAGAGAATGACAAACAACTATATAAAGAAGAACGCATCATCATTCCATTCTTTGACAAGGAAGGCAATCTTCTAGGTGTCCAGGGTCGAGCAATCGGTCCTTCTAAAATCAAGTATATCACAATCAAAGCAAGCGAAGAAAGTCCAAAGATATATGGCTGGAATAAGGTGGATACATCAAAGAATGTCTATGTGGTTGAGGGACCCATCGATAGTCTTTTCCTTGATAACTGTATCGCTACTATGGATGCTGCATTGTATCATGCGGTATCTATCTTAGGTGTTGACATAGACTATACTTTCTGCTACGATAATGAACCTCGTAACAAACAAATCGTGAGCAACATGCGGAAGACAATCGCCATGGGTTATAAGATATGTGTGTGGCCTGATACTATTGAGCAGAAGGACATCAATGAGATGGTCTTAGCTGGAATGCATCCAAGTCAAATCCAGCACATCATAGATAGTAACACATATGAAGGATTGATAGCAACAATGAAAATGAACCAGTGGAGTAGAATATGAGTATACCTACAAGATTCAATGTCATAACACCTAATAAAACATATAACAATCAAAGTATGTTCACTATCAGTTATGGTCGAGATCTGAACGACAGAAACGTATGGAAAGAAAGATTTCAGGAATATTTTGACTGTTCTTCAAACGAACAAAAAGAAAATTATTGCCCATGGTATTTTGAAGAAGATTTTATGATAGAGATTAGTCCTGACAT